GGAACTATGCCACTTATTAATAACAAAAAGTACTCTTATGATAAAGCTGGATTTAATCGTTATAAAGAAGAGCGTATAGACGCTGTAGCTCGTCCAACTGGAAAAGGTTATGGTGCAGCTAGAAAAGGTCCAGCAGCAAAAGGTGATTCTATTCAGTTTGAAAAAGTTGTCATTGACAACAAAGAATATGATTACTCAGTATAAGGAATAATATTATGTCTTCAAAAACTCTTGGAACACTTGCTAAAGCTGTAGTTAAAAAAGCTAAAAAAAGAGGTAGAAAAGGTAAAGGTCGTAAGGCTATTTCTCCTGAAATAAAAGCTAAAGCAAAAGCTGCTGGTTTTACTTCTGTTAAGAAGTGGGAAGAGGCTGGAAAGCCGGGACCAAAAAAACAACAGAAGAGTGGAACTGCTAAAAGAAAAGATACCGAAATGCCAACAGGTAAAAGAGGTAGAGAAATTCAAAAATTACTGCGCCAGCAAAAAGCTGATGATATAGAATCAAGTAGTGGTCCTAGAAGAAGAAATGTTGAAGGTGTTGCTGAAGGTCCAAATAGACCTGCACTATCTAAAATTCAACCGCCTAAAATGTCTGCGGCTCAAAGACGAAGACGAGTTGCTCAAGGTCTTGTGGGTGGTCCAAGAGCAGGACGTAAAGAACAAGTAAGAGATATTGGTGAATATGCACCTCCAGCTTCGCAAACTGCTAGAGAAATGGGTCTTACTGGAAAGATTGATGAAGATGAAATTATGGAACTTGGTGGCTTTGAAATACGAAGAGGTGGAGGCCAAATTAAGTATAAGAAAAAAGGCGGTCCTATTGGAGTTGGTAAAGCTCTAGGTGGCTACGGAAAAGTAAGGAGTTAGTATTATGTCTTCAAAAGCTGTTGGATCATTAATTAAAGGTGTAGTTAAAAAAGCTAAAAAACGTAAAAATAAACCTGCTGATGTAGCAAGAAAATTAGAAGCTAGATCAATGGTTGATACTCCTAATTATCCCGGTATGAGAGATGTAGAAACTGGTAAAGCTGGTAAAGTTACAGTTGGTGAATCTTCTTATTTACAAGAAATAGGTGCTAAATCAGCAAGAAAAAGAAAAAGTATAAAAGATGCTACTGCTGCAGAAAAAAAGAATATGGAAGAAATAAAAACTATACAACAACAAATAAAAGAAAATACTGCTGACAAAAGTAAAACGATTAAAGAAAGAGCATCTATAGGTAAAAAATTACAGAATAAGCTTGAATCTAAAAAAGATTTATTGCAGCAAGCTCAAGATAAAAAGAAAAGTGCTTCTCGTAAAAAGGGTGGTCAAGTTATTTATAAACGAGGTGGTGGTATGATAGGTAATAAAGGTTTGATGTATGGTTATAAATCTGGAGGACAGGTATAATGCCTTTTTCTAAATACAGTCCTAAACAAAAAAAATTAGCAAGGGTTGCATCACCTCGAAATAAAATTACAGGTGCTGATTTAAAAGCTGTACGGGCAGGAGCTAAACCTGCTAAGAAGGGTGGAGCAATTACAAAAAGGAAAACAGGTGGAACTGCTAAGAAGTCAACAGTCAATAAGGCAGGCAATTATACAAAACCAACTATGCGTAAAAATCTATTTAACAGGATTAAAGCAGGTGGTAAGGGAGGCGCACCCGGTCAGTGGTCAGCTAGAAAAGCGCAGATGCTGGCACAACAATACAAGAAAAAAGGCGGGGGTTACAAAAGCTAATGACACTTGCAAAGTCACAGAAAAGTCTGAAAAACTGGACACAGCAAAAGTGGAGAACGAAATCGGGCAAACCCTCTACACAAGGTCCGAAGGCGACAGGAGAGAGATATCTACCCGAAAAGGCAATCAAATCTCTCTCCTCGTCTGAATATGCAGCATCTACTCGTAAGAAAAGAGAGGATACTAAAAAGGGTAAACAGTTTTCTAAGCAGCCAAAAGGAGTTGCTAAGAAGACAAGAGCTTATAGAAAAAAGGGTGGAACGGTGGCTACTAAAAGAAAGTCAACTGGTAAAGGTATGAAAGGCATGACCATTGGGGGTGGTCATAAACGTCCTACTAAATCTGGTGCTGGTCTAACAGCAAAAGGAGTAGCTAAGTATCGTAGACAGAATCCCGGCAGTAAACTTAAAACTGCTGTAACTGAAAAGAAGCCTAGTAAAGCTAGAGCAGCAAGACGTAAAAGTTATTGTGCTAGATCAGCGGGACAAATGAAGAAGTTTCCAAAAGCTGCTAAAAATCCTAATTCTAGATTACGCCAAGCTAGAAGAAGATGGAGATGTTAAATGGCTAGACAGCTAAAAAAAGTTTCTAAAGCTTTAGCAAAAGCTTCTAAGTTACATAAAAAACAATCTAATATTATTAAAAAATATGTGGAGAAAAATGCAAAAACGAAAAGACCCCAAAGTAGGAACAGGAAAAAAGCCTAAAGGTTCTGGTCGTAGACTTTATACAGATGAGAACCCAAGAGATACAGTTAGTATTAAATATGCTACAGTTAAAGATGCTAAAGATACAATTGCAAAGGTAAAGAAAATAAATAAACCCTATGCAAGAAAGATTCAAATATTAACTGTATTAGAACAGCGATCTAAGTTTGGTGGGAAACCAGAACAAGCAAGATTAGCTAAAGCTGCAAAGAAAACTTTAAAAGCAGCACATGAAAGAAAAAAGAAATAATGGCGTATTTAACTTCAAACATTCCACACTTTAAATGTTGGGTAAGAAAAGAGTTTACACATAATCACATGGAATACGAAGGTGAGTATTTACATGCTTTAGTAATAGCAGTTAATACTATACCTGATAGATCATTAACTTTTAATGTTGTATTTACTGGATGTGATGAAGAAGAAAATATACATGGTGGAGCAATGTGGGCTAGAATGCCTATTACAGCTTTAGTAGCTGATACTATGTTAGAAGAGTGGCCTACTAAAATGGCAACACATTTAGCTCAACCTTGGGATTGTTCTTCTAGAAATCATGCAGTAATAGTTATGGATAGAGTTTCTTCAAGTCCTTGGTTATGTAAGATTGATAATGTTTTTTATACTGGGAGATATTTATTTACTGTTGATTATACAGATAGTGCAATATCTGATGATCCAGCACAGCATAAACAATCTCATGTATTAGAGTTAATTGATGCTGGAGAATATACAGGTAATATTGTTGCATTACCTAATAACAGAGTTAGAGTTACTAATCCTGCATTGTGGGTAACTGGAGAAGGCGCACCAGATTTTGCTCCTAGTCAATATATTCATTCAGCAGAAATTCATGATAGTTACATGAATCCTTTTTTAACCTTTAATAATTTATATCAAGAGGAGATGGATGATGCGGAAGATGAAGAAGACTAAATACATGGCTAAAGGTGGCCCTGTTAAAAAAACTAAATACATGGCTAAAGGTGGTCCGGTTAAAAAAACAAAGTATATGGCTAAAGGCGGTGCTGTAAAGAAAACTAAATATATGGCTAAGGGTGGTCCTGTTCGTCAAAGATATGCAATGGCATCTAAAAGGAAAAAATAAAAGTGACTATTAGTAGATCAAATATAAAACAACAAATTACTAAACCTCCTCAGAAAAAAAAGATTAAGAAAAAATCTAAAAGGAAATAGTACATGGCTACTAGCGGTACATTTAATTTTGCATTAGAGATTGACGATGTAATTGAAGAAGCAATAGAAATGGTTGGGGGTGAACAAACTCTTGGTCATGAGCCAGCTTCTGCTAGACGTTCTCTTAATCTAATGCTAAAAGATTGGCAGAACAGAGGTATTCTTTTGTGGTCAACAGAAGCCTCTGCAATTACTGTTACCGCTAGTGTATCTTCATATGCTTTAAGTGGTTCTACTATTGATGCATTGCAGGTTATTGTAAATAGAGATAATACTGATCTACCTTTAACTAGAATATCATATGAAGAATATTTACAGATTCCTCAAAAAAGTCAAACAGGTAGAGCTACTCAATATTCAATTAAAAGAGATAGAGATAATCCAACTCTTTTTATCTGGCCTATTCCAGAAAACTCAACTGATGTTTTAAAGGTTGAGAAAATTAGAGAGTTAGAAGATATAAATAAATCGGCTGGACAAAATGCAGATGTTCCAAAAAGGTTCTTGCCTTGCTTATCTGCTGGTCTAGCTTTTTATATGTCTATTAAACGTCCCGGTGTAGATGCTGGTAAGATTACTTTTCTTAAACAAAATTATGAAGAATTATTAGAAAGAGCCTTGACAGAAGATTCCGAACGTGCTAGTATCTTTTTTAAACCTAAATTAAGAGCCGTATAATGGCTACTGATAGAAAGGCTAAAGGTATATGTGATGTATGTGGTTTTATGTACCCACATAGAATTTTAAAAAAGAATAGTTATGGATTATTAGTTTGCCCAACAGATTTTGATGGAGCATATGATTTAAAAAATCATCCACAAAATAAAACACCTAATGTTAAGGATGACGAATCAATTCAAGACCCTAGACCTCCTCTTAATAATGATAGAAATTTATTGTGGGAATCTGCAACATCTAATTGGGAAGCTACAGATGAAGATTGGAATATGGTATAATGGCAACACTTACAGGTAAACAAATAGCTAATAGTTATAAGCAACTATTACAAATAGGTTCTGGTAATACAGGAATAACTTCTACTCTTCAAACAGTACAAGATGGTAATGGTAATAGTTCTCCGCTACAGCTTACTACTGGTATAGTTAATATTAATGGTACACTTCAATTAAATGGTTCAGAACTTACCGCTGATGCCTCTGCACTAAATGCTATTACTGATCTTACAGGTATTACTGGTCTTGTAGCAATGAATAGCGGTAGTGCGTTAGGTAGAACGCTTACTGCTGGTACAGGAATAACAATAGGTAATGCAAATGGAACTGCAGGTAATCCAACTATTGCTGTAAGTTTAGACGATACGACAATTAATGTTGCTAAAGTTTCTGCTTCAGTAGCAACATTTAATAGCATTGTTAGTGCAGCATTTTTT